TACTGCATCATAAATTAAACTCATAGAGATTTTAGTGATGTCCGCACTTGTACCTTGAACAGGTGAATTTACAGACTTTCTCTCATCTTTTGATCTTAACTTATATTCTTTCTTATTGTTAATATCAGGCATAGGCATTCTACGACCAAATGCTGTTGAGATAAACCCATTTTGTCTTGCAAATTCTTGACTCTTTTTCCACCACCCACTTAAACCTTTATATGTAGAAATAAAGGTTTGATATTTATCATCACCCTCTTCTAAGGAACAACCTATAGCAGTAACAACTGCTCTACCTGTACCACCATAGCATAAAGCAAAGTTCACACCTTTAGCATTACCTCTTAATGCTTTCCAATCAGGTCTCTTTTTAGATTCTTCACCATAAAAAGCAACGGCTGTAAGTGTATGTAAATCTCCGATTTTATCCGACCCACAGATACAGATAGGGGGAGGACTTACAATAAACCCTTCTTTATCTCTTTCTTTAGGATATTTACGATTACAAGATGAGCATCTAAAAAATTCTTCAATCCATAAAGGTTCTTGAGATAGGTTAGTGATAAGTCTTAATTCAACCCCAGCATAGTCAATAGCTACTAGATAATTATCCGGATGTCTTACTGCAATACACTCTCTTGTTCTATAAGAGATTTCAGGTCTTTTAGGATCATAACCTGAAGGGATACCTTGAAAGGGTACACGACAACCCCCATCTTTAACTTTCCAAGGTTCAGATGTAGTACCACAACTGAAACGACCTGTATCTGCACCAAATTGTTGAAATTTAGCTTTTAGAGTACCATCAGGACCTACATCTTCAAGCATAGGGATAAGGTATTGACCTAATGCTTTAGCAAGTTCTCTAAATCGTTTAATCTTTTTCATAAATGGAAAAGAATCTTCAGCATTAGCAATCACATTATCTAATACATCAGCACCTGTTGCTACTTGTCCAGAATCTGTAGTTTCAAGATTCGGTACTTGTAATTCTCTAAATAATAAACCTAATTGTTGGGGAGAGAAAATATCGTAGGTAAAGGGGAAATCAATTTCTTCACTACCACCAGATACCTTTTTACCGTCTTTATCTCTAGTTTCAAGTTTAGGTACAGCTTTTTTAATTTTAGGTCTATCTTCGGGATAATTACGATCAGCTTCAAGTCTAGCTTCTTCTAAGACTTCTTTATAGGGAGTATTAGATTCAGGATCGAATTTATTAACACCTTTAATTTCACCTATCATAATTTTGATATAAGATGGCATAATATCTCTATTGAGAATAGGTTCTGCACCAGTATAAACCTCAACAACAGATTCCATCCATTCCTTTTGACCTCTCTTAATAAAAGAGATAGTCTTTTCTTTATCTACAAAGATTCTATTACGGTGCATCCACCTAACTGAAGTATTACACTTTTTCTCAATCGCATAAAGGTTAAGCATTTCTTTAGGAAACTCTTTAGCGATTTCGTGATAAAGTTTAACAGTACATAGAGCATCTGAAGCAGCATACCAAACAGAAGGTTCCCAGCTAGGGTCAATAGTAGAATAATCTTTAACTTTACTATCAGGAATAAGTTCATCAAGTTCAATCATTTCATAATTTAAACGAGTTTTAGATTGATGTTTTAGACCTCTACCTCCCTTATCTCTAGGGTTCATAAGGGCAACCATAATGAAATTATCTTCCCATAATCTAGGTTTATCAAATCGTTTTTCACCTAAACGAGCATCACTAGAATAGACAAGAAATTCTTGATCGAAAGCTGCATTATGGAATACGGGAATAGCAGTAGCAGATTCATCAAGTAATCTACCAAATTCTTTTTCTATAATAGACCAAGGAACATTATGTTCAACACCTTTAGAGTGTCTGATAGGGAAATAATAAGCTTTAGTATCATTGGGTGCGATAGAGATACCGACAATTTGATCTCTAGTTCTGCCATTAAAAACTCTATTATCGAGACCTGTGGTTTCAAGGTCTATACCGTAATGTGATGAGGCGAGACATTCATCGATAGCTTTAGTAATATTATTCTTAGTACCTAAAATAAGATCGACTTTAACCATCCAGGGTTTTTGTTTAATATCGGGTCTTTGAAGGGATTCAAAAAATTCACCAAACATATAATATCCTTTGTGTATGGGTAATTACCATACAGATATTATATTATTAATCCTCTTCATCGAGCATACGAATACCTTCTAATTTAAAAGAAATCATAATAGGGATAGCTAATTTCATTCTGTTAGATTCAAAAGTAATGGCTTGTTTTACAATTTTAGCAGATTTAGTTTCTTGGCTAGTAATACGAATCATATTTTCTTTAGATAAATTTAAACCTTCCTCAAAAGCTTCTTCCATAAAAGTTTGAGCTTTTTTAGGATTATAGCTATTCATTTCTTTAACTAAAATTTTACTTAAAGATTCTTTACCTGTTTCTTCATGTAGGTCTTGAATTAAGTTTGTGTAAATATCTCTTTCATTACCATATTTGGATAATGCCATAGTTAAATGACTAGCAAGATCATCATAAGTAATAGTACCTGTAAAGAGAATATTTCCACCTATAACACCATCAATAGAATCTGAAGGTCTGAAATAGCTTTCATCTGAGAGTTTAATTTTACCTTTAGTTTTTTCTAAGACATCTGTATTCATAAAAGAATAGATAGGTGCATCACCGAGAATAGCATCTGTAATTCCGTAGGAAAGAATATCAGCGATAATAGATTGTTTGTTAGAAGGTAAATTTGAGAAAGTATTAGGAAAAGCTAATTTAATAACAGAAGTGGTACTTCCTATACGAATAAAATTTCTACTGTAGAACATTTAGACTCCTTTAATTATATATAAAGAAGTCTGATCATAAAGAGATTATATATTAGTCGCTTGAGCGAACATAGAAAGTAAATTGAATATAGAGTAATGGGAATACAGGTTTATAGTAAGCTTCAACAAGAATAGAAGTTGGGTCTACTGGATCTGGGGTAACTTTAATACCTGTGAAATTGCTAATAATTTGTTGGTTAACTAATTGCTTGAAAGCGAAAGTAATTTGACCTTGAATTTGGATAGCAATAGAAGGTAAGTTCTTTTGACCGATAAATGGGTCTAATAAATCTCTCATTCTTAATTGAACTTCATCAGCGATTTGGATCACAGTAGGAGTTCTAGTAAGGATACTAGACATATTAGTAGTTAAACCATGTCTAACTTTAATACGACCGATTTGGTTTTCAAGAACAGTAACACCTCTTTGTGCAGTTTGGTTAGCTTCAACAGCATCAAGAGTTCTCAAGATACCATTAAAACCTGCAAGTGTTCTAGATTCCCAAGGAGTAGCAACATCAGAAACAGAATTAACAGAAGTACAAGCCATAGCAACAGCAAGGTAACGACCATCAACGATAAATGTAGTAGCAACACCTAAAGCATCAGTTAAAGTAATAGATGTGATATCAGGATAAACAAGACGAACACGAGTACTGTTAGTTAAAGATGCTAAACGACCAGCTTCTTTTGGAGTAGTGCCAGAAGCATAACCCATAATAGCTGTTCTTTCTGATCTGTATCTCAAAGAACTTTGTAAATCACAATGTTTAGAGAGTTCGGAAAGAATAGTTTCATTAGCAGGTACAAGAGGTAGAATCAAAGAAGGAGTTAAACCTGTAGTGATTTGACCTTCAACTTGACCAAGAGCTGTTAAAATTTGAGCTGTGGTTGGGTCGCCCTTACCTGCTTCAAGTGCAATTTGTTTACAAGCAATAACAGAAGCACCATTAATAAAAGCTAAATATGCAGCTAAAGATAATGAATTATCTGGACTTACAGCACCATATTCATTGATTACATCATTTAAGGATGTAAATACCTTAGTAGCAAAATCAGTTTTAGATCTAGTAAAGGTTACATAATATACTTGACCAATATTAGGTTCTTTACCTGCTTTATCAAAAGTTTCAACAAAAGCAGAATTACCAACACCTACATTAGTAGTATTAGATACAAGAAGTTCAACACCACTGATTACATTAACAGGAATATTAGAATTACAAGTAAAGGTAGTAGATACTTTCCATTCAAAATATGATGTTACGGAAACAGGATATGTAAGACCACCATCTTGAGCTAATACTGTAAAGGTTAAGCCTGTTACATCATCAACATAGGTTTGACCTACAACACCATCTTGACCAATACCATCATTGAATTTAGATGTATTAGAAGAACCTGAGCCTTTAGGATTATTAGATGTAACATAGAAACCATTGATGCCATCTTCACCAACAGCACCGTCACCAACAACAATCTTTAAACCATTACCCTTAGAAGTAATAGCATTACCGCCAGTAAATGCAAGACTTGAAGCTACGCCTTCACCAAGAGATTCAAATACAACATACTTTTTACCTGTGGAAGCAGTATGTACATAAGCGACAGCTTGGTTAGCAAAGTAATTAGCACTAGATCCTGTGCTAAACAATAAATCGGTTAAAGAGCCAGAGTAGTGATTCATCAAAGCACTAACAATTTGACTAGCAGTAACAGATTTGGCAGTAGAAGTGACATTAGCAGCAGTACCTACAGTGTCATTAGCACTACCACTTAATACCTTTAAGTAGCTACCTACAACGGGATTATTAAGAGTAATTCTAACAGCAGCACCTTCAATAGAAACAGTCGCATCAACACCTGCACCTACAAAAGCAGAGTCAATTTGACTAGCTATTGTAGACACTGATGTTAAAGTACCATCACCATCAGCACCAAAGGTAGTAACAACGGTAGTACCACTAGCATCAATAATTAAAACATTGTTAGCTGATGATGTAGAAGGTACAGTACCATCATAGAATTTAACAGCTGCTTGAGATTCACCAGCTTCTTGACCTTCAGACCAACCTAGAGTTAATTTAAGTGTGGGACTTTCAAGAACAGCACCTTGATATAAAGCAGGACTAAAACTTTGTGTTAAACCGAGATTAGTCATAGCAGTACCACTAATAACACGAACACCGATTTCACCTGTGGGTAAATGATAGCTATTACCTGGCAATAAACGATTTCTAAGGATTAAGTGATCTTGTAAAGCACCAGAACTTAGTGTAGTTCTACTATAAGAAGCGATAGGTAAGAAACCGAATTTAGTTTGAGTTCCATCAGCTTCATCAGTATCAATACCTGCAATAACAGCAAAATCATCTTCAGGATCAGCTTGGCTGATAAATTCAAGATAACCATAGTTATCAGCAACACCAGGGTCATTAGCACCTACAGGCATAGATAATAGGGTGAATACTAGATGACCGGATGTTTCAGTTACACCGATTTCGAGACCTGTAAAGTCATCATCACCAGCAACATGAAAAGCTACTGCATTATCAATTTGTGTTTTAATAGCAGTAGCTAATGCACTAGCAGTAGTATAAACACCTGCAGGTACAGTAATATTTAATTGACCTGTAGACCCATTAACATCACCTACATATTGGAATGATAAGACATTATAAGAGCCATTTACAATTTGTAAACCGCCACTCATTTTAGTCATAGCAATATATTTAGGAGCTGCTAAAGTATTTGTATCAACTGCCCATGTATTTAAAGCATCTACAATGTCAGTTACATCTTTATTATTAGCAACAACAAAATTAACATTAAGGTCTTGGTTATCAATCTTAAGGTTTAAGCTATTATTACCACTTGTAAAATCTAGGGTAGTATTATTGCTATCATTAGTATAGATAAGGTGTTGGCTAACTAAATGAGCAAAACCACCTGTTGCACCAGTTGCAGTAGTACTATTAGATAAACTAACATTACCGGTAAGAGCAGTGTCATCTACTTTTAATGCAATTTCATCACTCTTAGTAGCGATAGGGAAGTAAGGTTCAGCACCAGGACTAAAGAATACTGCACTTGTAGAGTCA